CATACCATCAGCAGAGCCTCCTCCGAGTTCAGCNGCATATTGCCACCCCTGCAAATCAGCCACCCCGATACCTAATCGTTCCGACATTTTGCCGAGTTCATCGTTTGTTGCTGCGATATCAGCCACAAATGAAAAAGTTGCAGCACCAGCCGCGCCTATCGCTGCTCCCACAACGGCTAAAGACTTTGTGGCAGTTTTTAAACCATCTTGAAATTTATTAAGATTTTTTTCATCAAACTCAAAACCGAGAGTTGCAACAAGTTCCGCTACGTTCATCTTTTTACCTCTTGCATTGCTAAAAATTCCGCCTCATCTTTTAAGTCTAAATATTCGTGAAAGTCATAATAATCATCTATAGAGTAAACAGTTCTTAAATCATTTAAAGACACGTTTAAGCCTCCGTTTATAACTCGATAGACACCCAAATTTATATTTAACTCCCTATGCTCTGCTTGACCGATTTGTTGTTTAATTTCGACTTTATGTCGTCCATAAACTTTCCCATATTTAGCTTTATCACCTCAAAGGCAAGCTCGTACATCTCCATCAACTCAAGAGACGCTAAAACCAAAGGCACTTGAACCTCATTTATACCGTCTGTTTTTATAGACTTGATGTTTTTTCCCAACAACTCTTGAATCAATTTAAAAAGCTTATCCTCATCAACACGCTCTAATATGTTGCCGATATTTGACAGTAACATCCCAACATCAGCACTCATCAAGTTTTGTAAATCTTTAGAGTTTACTTTATCAATTCCACCGAGTGCAGAGCCTACCATTTTCGTTAGCTTGATTTGTAGCATAAGGGCGCTCATTGCATCCCATTTTGTCAAAACGTACTGTTTATTATTTACCGTGATTTGTTTAGTTTCCATTTTTTTCTCCTTTTATGTAAACTTATGGAAGCATAGCAGGAGAAATCGCTATGCTTCTATAAATTGACAAATAGGGCAGGGATAAACCCTTACACTACCTCGCTAAGGAATACCGAGCTATCGCCGTGAAGCGTCCACTGCATAACGTTTTGATTTCTGCCTCTTGTTACGGTGGGCATTTTAGCTATCCACGCATTTTTGACAAAATAACTTTCACCCGTTGCTGTATTGGTATAGATAAAAGGAGCGATTCCCGTTCCAGTCTCTCCATCTAAAATCCTTGTTGCATTTAAAGCTCTGTTTGTGTCGCTTGTTTGTAAGAGCTTAATTGTAATCTCAACGCTAAAGTCATTTGATGCGCTTCTAATCACATCACCTTTTGCGCCCACAACCTTAGAGAATCTATCCTGGGCAGGAGTTACAATCAAACAATCGTCTCCATCTGCCCACCCTGTGATTTCTGTTATCCCAAAAATCGCGTTTACATTTTTAAATGAATATGAACCAAACTGTGCCATTTTTATACCCTTCCTATTTTATATCTATAGCAAACATCACTTTCGCTTTTTTTATACATAAATGTAGATTTGTTTGCTTTGCATCTAGTATATGTTTTTTCGTTATACACGAACACGACCTCTAACTACGACTTTGCCAATCGCACCCGCTAAATCTGCTGTAAAATCTACGTCTCTTAATAGTCTATCATCTCTATCTTCTGTAGTAGTGTCAATGCGTTTCGGCACTGTGATACTTATTGAACCATCAACTAATATACCCTGTTCAACTCCATAAACCTCTAAAAGATTTTGAAGTCTGTTTTTAACCATTGCGATACCCGCATCAGTAAATGGAACTTTTGAACCTGCATCCGCCTTTTCAAGAAGCAACGATAAAAGCCCCTCTTCTGTTCTTGCTTGTAAGAAGTCGATACCTCTAACGATATCAAACCATTCGCCCTCTTTGTCTATATTTTTACCGCCGACCATAACGCCTTGATAAAAGAAAACTTGCCCCGCTTGGCCGACAGTAGTATTCCCGTTGTTTTGGAATAGGTTGTCTTTCTCGACTTCTGTAATCGCAGCAGCATCTATAATATCCGCACCAGCACTTGCACCCGCTAAGATATGATAAGCCATTTGCGACTTTCCTGCCCCTAATGGTAGGAATTTACCCATTATTGACCAAGCTGGGTAAAGCGTAACATCATCGTGATAAGCGATAAGCGTTCTTTTGTAACCCATAGTTCCTTTATTTCTAAGAACATATAATAGGTTCGTAGTGCTTGTTAATGTGAGCATATCAGCGTTGTTGCTATCAATGATTAATACTTTGCGCATAGCTTCAATTTCTGTTGCTAATAATTCAAGATTAACCTCATCGGTTCTAAGCGCTGATGTGATTCCCATTGAATACCACTCGTCATTCACATTTCTGATTGCTTGAAGTGCATCAGAGATTGTCTCTAAGCCTACCTTATCCCAACAACCGATAAGCATTTTCTCGGGTTGATTTTTGTTGAATGGGTCTTGATTAAAATAAGCCTTTGCCGCTTTATACTCATCGGTCGTGCTCACAAAATCTAACTCAACCGCTGCTAAACNTAGGTACTCTTTTACTCTCGTAACAGTGCTTATTGCCGTCTACGTTTGTGGTTAAGCAGTATCGGAGTGCCGAACCCTGCGGCTGTAAGTAGGGCTGTTTCTTTTTTGATTTCTACGTCAATGAAACGTTTGATGCCTTGCGCCATATCATTTCCTTATTTTTAAATTTACAAATTATAACAAATAGATTTTTTTACACTTTACACGCTATAAGGAACGTCAAAGCCTGTCCCTGAAATATGCTCTATGCTTTCTATATTGATAGTCTCTTCATCATTTACATAAATGAAAAAATCACACTGTTTTCTATTTTCCCAAACATCATTAACCAACTCAGGCAGGTCTCTAATCTCTGAGCTATTTATAATCCCTAAATTTAAGGACTGAAAATAATATCCCGTATCGACACGGTTAAATGAAGATGCGAGTTTTGCCATTTGGTTTTGAGCTGTCGTTATTCCATCTCTGTAGATGTTTACACCTATCATAACTCTTCTCACGCCTGAGTAGTTTAGATTTACCGTGTTATTAGCGCTTGCTATTGCATTGTAAGTGTCGTGACCCTCGGCAATAGCATCAAAGATTCTAACCGTTGCATACTGTCCTATCGGTCGTGGATGGTTATCATTCTGACTTATTACGTGAGTATCTGCAAGTCCAGTCTCTGTTTTTATCCACGTTTTTAACTGGTTTTCTATCGTTGTGTAATTAATCATATCTTGACCCCTATCGCCTTGTAATACCGCCCGATATCCCATCGGTTAAACACCTGATTTATCGACCACTCATAGCCGTTATAAACAACGATATCCGCATCTATAGATAATGCCTCATTTGATGTCAAAAGCTCTGTTATTGTGTGTAACTTAATGCTCTCTTTGCTTCTTACCGCTTCGGGTAGTGCCAGCCTCTCATTAGCTGTTAAGCTTTGAATTATCGCGCTAAAAGTTGATGTTGTCAGTGTGCCATCTACCCAGTTGCCATTTACATCACGACTACCCGCTGATTTTCTTTTTAGTGTTACTGTTTGAGTTAAGTCTTCAAACGCCTCTGTTACGTCTATCATTTTTCTACGCTCCAAGTAATTGATTGTCTTAACTGACCCGTGTCAATCAAGGGTGTTGAGCTGCCCTTTAAAGCCACAGTGANTGGTGCATTTGGCGCCCAGTCGTTATCTCTAAACTTCTTTATAATTTCTCTTTGACCCCAGATTCCCAAAGTTTCAGTAGATTTGTCTATTGACTGCGTGCCCTCTATAATCTTAACGCCTTGCACTTGAGCTAATTTAAAATAATTTGCTTTTTGCTCGTTCATTGTTGAGCGGATAAAGCTACGCTCTGGAATGTGTCTTGCGTCGCTTCCAAATTCGTGAATAGTACCTATTTCGATAATACTCGCGCCGCTTTTATGGTTTGGAGTACCTTTTGGAAGCCCTACTTTTATCTTGACTTTTTTTAGCTTCTTTTTAAGTAGTCTTAGCCCCGTGGTATCCATTTTTATTTGCATACTAGACAAGCATAGCTCCGCCCGTTCCGATTTGTCTCATAAGGCTTAGATATCGTTTGCCGTATGATGTAGTATCATAAAAGCTATATTTGGATTCTGTAGTATCTCCGCCTGAATAAGAAACGCTAACGCCCTCTACGCTTTTTGATACTATGTTTTTAGGAGATGAGGTTGAGCCTGAATCAGTCAATTGGGAAACAGCTAGAAGATGCGC